AACCCGTCGACCCGCTTCGCAGCGGTTTCGAGGGGGGCGCTCATTTGGTCTTTGAGTTCGGCGGTCAGTACGACCCGTTCTTCGGCCATTTTGCGCCCCCCTTCTTTCGGTTATTTGTTGGCTTGTTTCTGTGCTTCTGCCCGTTTGTCGTCGTCGTCCCATAGGACCAGCGCCGCGGCCGTCCTGACGGCCCGGTGCCGCCAGTCACGTTCGGTAACGACCGTGACCGGGTCGACGCCGATGCGCTCGGCGACCCGCGCCTGTTCTTTGAACCGGGGCTGATCGACGAGCCATTCGGTTAGGCTTCGGTAGGGTCCAGCGGTTCGAGGTCTTCGCCCCAGCCCGCCGCCTTCAGGACCGCGCCGCCGATGGTGTTCGTCTCGGCGTCGCCCAGGAACTTACGCACGGCGACGTGTGCAAGCTGGCGGGGTCCGAAGGCCGTCTGGAACTCGGTCGAGTTCAGCAGCAGCGGGTCGCCGTCGTTGTCGGTGATCTGCTTGCGGACGCCGTCGACGACCTGATAGATCGCGGTGTTCGTTTCGAGCATCGCCATAGCGTTACCGATGCTCATGTCGGCGTCTTCGGGCTTGCGGTTCTTCTTCGCGCCGAGCGAGGCGTTACGGAAACGCTTCATCGCCGGTTCGCCGATCACGGCGTCAAATTCGAGGATGAAGCCGCCCGGGCGGGACGTGACCGGGAACGACACNACGTTCGAGATTTCGGTCTTCGCCAGGCCGAGCAGACCGTCGAGCAGCGAGTTGCCGGCCGTCGTGTCGTGGTCGGCGGGGATCTCGTAGCCGAGTTCGGCGGCGTTCGCCGGGACGATGTCAAGGTCGTCGGTGCCGTTGTAGTCGGGGGTCTCAGTTCCAAAAGTCATGAGGTTCTTCTTTCGTGTGTGCCCAGTAGCCGACGCGGGTCGACGGCTCTATAAACCGATCGTCGCCGCGGGCCGGGCATGAGTGTGGGACGGTCTACGTGTTGGCACTGGACAGGCCGAACGAGAGGCAGACCGCCCCACACTTTCAAGCGCCCCGGGGCTACCTGCGCCCAACAGACCCCGGGGAGATTAGATGGATCAGGCCGGGCCGCTTGTGGCGAACGTCAGCTTGATCTCGGCCGCGTCGCTGCTCGCGGCGTCGGTCTCGGATTCCTGCAGGCCGGTCAGCCGGCACTTCGGGTACGTGCGGGCCTTCCCGACGCGGTTCCAGTTCGCGTCAGTCGCCTGCTTCGTGACGTTGAACTCGCCCCGGCCGATCAGCTTGTTCAGCTTCACGATCCAGGCGTCATCGCGGGACGGCGCGACCGTGCGGGTCACTTCAATGTCGTCCCATTCGACGGGGCCGGCGAGCAGGTCGGCCCGGTCCTTACCGCCGTCGTAGTCCTTCGTGACCGACGCCGAACCTCCTGCGCCGCTGAACTGCCGCCACGTCCCGGGGATGCCCTGAATCGTGACGAGATACTGCCGTTTCGTGGCCTTAGCCGCCGATGAAGTCATAGTCTTCTAACCTTTCCGTTAGACCGTACCGGCGAGCGGCACTTTGATGATTTCGACCTGAATAAGCTGCGCGGTCGGGGACAGTCGCACGCCGATGCCGACGACGACCTTGTTCTCGGCCTGCGCGGTGATCGGGTTCAGGGACGTGTCGACCGAGACGCTGTAGCCCGGGTCGAGGACGTCGCCCGCGGTGTTCGTGCGGGCGAAGAAGCCGCCGTCTTTCGCGATCGGGTCCAGCACGCCGGTCACGGCCGAGTCGATGTAAGACCGCAGCTGACCCTTGCCGTCGTTCGTGTCGAACACGAACGGTTCGAGTACGTCCTTCACTTCGACCGTCAGGTTGTTCAGGACGTCGCGGGCGTTGAGCAGGCCCAGGTTTTCCCGGTCGGTCGCGAGGGACTGCCAGCCGTAGAGGCGAACCCGCTGCCCGGTCGTTACGATCCCGTTGACCAGGGCGTCGGCGAGCATGTCGTTAGCCGTGGTGTCGATCTGCTCGGTCGCGCCGATGACCCAACGGGTCACGGCCACGTCGCCGGCAGGGACGCGCCAGAAGCCTTCTTCTTCGTGGGCGCGGGCGCGGACGGCCGCGACGTACCCTTCGGGGCTGATGGTGCGGGTACCGCCGCCGTCGGGCACGATCAGGGACGGGTAGAAGATCCCGCCGTACTGGCCGTTCCCATCAGCGGCGAGATCAGCGGCCGCAGCGATCGCTTCTTCTTTGGTCGCGCCGACGGGCATCGCGAGCAGCGCGACCTTCCCGGTGCGGGCAGCATGGTCGAGCAGCAGCGAACCGATCAGGGTCGCGGGGTAGCCGGGCGCGCCCACGGCCCCACCTTCGGCGCCGCTGCCGGCGTCGAGTGCGGCGATCACGTCGGCCACGGTCGCGGCGTCACGGTCATCAGTACCAGCCGACAGGGGAGTCGCGGCGAGTACCTTCGGGTTATCGCCAGGGGCGGCAGTGACCGAACCGAGCGACGTCACGGTGACGTAAGGGTTCGTCGCGGCGCGCTGCACCAGGTCGGCGGGGGATACCAGGCCGGCGTAGGTCGTGACGGTCACGCCGTCGCGCTTGATGATGACGTCGAACGTCGAGCCGCTGTTCGCGACTTCGACGGTGAAGCCGGCCGAGTAGTCGCCCGGGTCTTTCGCCGCGACCTTGACCGTGTTGACGTCGGCCGAGTCCTTCAGGGTCAGCGCACCAGCCGTCGGGGCCGGGCCGAACACGCGGGAGACGACGAGTTCGCTGCCGCCTTCTTCGAAGAACATGCGGGCCGTGTCGAACAGGTTCGACGTCGCGGGGGTGCGGTCGCCGAATACTGCGGTGAACTTCGCGATCGACTCGACCATGACGGCCTTGCCCAGCGGGCCGCGTGCGGCCAGGCCCGCGACGTGCAGCCTGCCCGAGCGGGTGCCGGGGTTAGCCGGTCCCGAACTGACCTGAGTTGTTACCTGAACGCCGATTGACGTCATGAGTTTTTACCTTTCGTCTCGCCGTCTTCTGTAGTCGGCTGGGGGGTTTTGCGCCCGCGGATCAGGCTGGGTTCAGACGGCGAGGACAGAATGACGCCCCGCTCGATCAGACGGTCGGTGAACTCGTCAGTCGCGTCGACGGTACGGCTCGCGCCGCCCGCCAGGACGTGCCCTGCCGCGTCGATGACCTGTTCGTACTGGCCCGGGTTATGTAGTCGCATGCTGCCGCTCATGGGTTCACCATCGCCCGCCCCTTGTTAGCCGTGTGGGACGGGCGCCGTGTTCGGGTGCTACTCGTCAAAATAGGGGTGCTGGCTGGGGAACACTGCGGCGCCGATCTCGATTTCGGCCGGCCCGGTGAAGGGATTGATCGCGTCGAGGCGTTCGTGTGTGACGACCTCGAACTGCACATAGGCGGCGGCGATGTACTGGCTGTCGGCGTTCTGATCCAGTGCCGAATACGATTCGACGATGCTGCGCGGGTCGATCTCGGCCGAGTCGTTCGGCCCGACCGGCAGGATCTTGTCGGCTAGGTACGCTTCGCGGACGGCCAGGGCGTACCGTTTGACCGCGAGCGACGTCGCCGTGTCGGTGTCGCCGATCGTCCAGACGTAGACCTGCACTTTGTACCTGTAGGAATATTCTTCGAACATCGCGTCGACGTCGGTCTGCCGGTTGCCGAGTTCGCCGGTCGTGCCCGGGGTGACGAACGCGATCGCCGGGAACTTCTCAATCGACAGGCTGCTGATCTCGTCGGGAAAGAAGCTGGCGAAGTCGCGCAGGTCGTCGGCCGGCGCGCCGTACCGTTCCCGCAGGATCGCCATGCGCCCGGGCAGCTGGTCGACGGCGTGCATGAACATTCCGCGCGTGACCCCTTCAGCGCCGAGCATCAGACGGCCGTCCTAGCTTCGATGATCCAGCGTTCGAGGATGCGGGAAAAATGGCGGGTATCGGATCGTCGCGCCGGTCCCATAATCGGGCGTGCTGGCATGTTCGGGGTGCCCTTCTGATGATATTTCGCGTAGGGAAGGTCGGTGCCGACGGTCATGCTGCCATTGCCGATCTCGTAGACGCCCTTACCGGGCACGGTCATTTCGCGGCGCAGGTCGCCGTCGAAGACCAGCAGCGGCCGTCCCGGGCGAACGCGGGCCTTGAACCGGGCATACGGGGGCGAGAGCGGCGACCATTTGCCCGTCTCGGCGCTGCCCCGTTCGTCGAACTGGCGCTTATTGACCGTGCCGACCTGATATTCGGCCATAGCTTCGAAGGCCTGCGTCGTGTCGC